TGATTTCAGGAAGTACGCCTTGTTCCTTTGTGCTGAACAATTGACCATTTGGTGTTAATGTTACATTCTTGAGGACGGTTGTATCAACCTTTTGATTGAGTAGTGCGTCAACATTAATTTTATTTTCGATCAAGAAACTGCGTTGGCTTTCATTATAATTCTTTGGCTCAATCAGAGTTTCCATTGAAATGTTATACTGCATGATCAAATGTGGGTACAGACTGTTCAAGTCAAACGACGCAACCCACTGATGCATACCAAGAATCGGATCCTTGACATACGCACCCTCATATTGCGAACTCTTTGTTCCACGAGACATCTGTGGAATGACAATCTTTTTCTTCAATAGATAATTGTAAACAATCGCATCCCACATGCGCACTTGCGTGAACACATCATCATAGTTTACTTTGTTATCGTATGCAAGAGTGAGTGCCAACTCAACCAACTTCATCTTGTCTTCGAGTTTCTCGACAAGTTCAACGTCTTTGACGTTATACTCAATGAATTTTTGATAATCTTCTCTGTACAACTCATGTAGCGTTTCATACTCAGAGTAATCTAATTTCTTCTCACCCAACTCAACGTGTGCAATGTGATCAAGCCTATAAGACTCTTGCTGTGAATATGTGAACTTGCGATACAATTCAATGTAATCAAGTGTGGCAATACCATCCATCTCATAGATTTCATGATCGCGATTCATGATGAATGCTTCGCGTTTGTTCAAACGATTCCATGGTGATAGTTTCTTGGCTTCATCTTCACCAAGAATCTTGGTAATGCGATTTACAAGATATGGAATATCGAATGTTTTAATATTCCAGCCAGTGACTACATCTGGATGCCATCGGCTCCATAAGTCGAGGAATCTTCGTATAAGGTCTGATTCGTCGCGACACTTTGCATAGTGCACGTCGTCACGATGCTTGCTGTAATCGCCGCAACCAAACACAAAATAATTACCTTTAACTTTGATTGTGATGGCTGTGATGGACTCGTTGGCGTCTTTTGGTTCTGGGAACCCAAATTCAGACCCGACTTCAATGTCAAGATAGGCAACAGTGATTTTATTAATATCCCAAAGGATATCATCAGGATACTCGTCAGCAATATAAGCATACTCGTAGCGATTATTGCCAAAAATAGGAAAATTGTCGACATTCTCATACCTCTGTAGAAATTCACGACACTCTGGAATGGTTCCGGGCTGGATGGGTTTGACGTACTCACCAGCAAGAGTTTTGTATTCAGATTTCTCTTGGCTGGAAAGAAAAAAGGTCGGACGGAATTCAACCTTCCGTCTGACCCTTCTATCATTCTCAACACCTCTTAGAAGAATAAATCGACCAGAGACGCTGACATTGGTATAAAAATCGGACATATTACCCCGTAATCAAACCCTTGGGAGGCACTACAATTCCTGCTCCGAAGATTTGATTATACCCGTTTTTAACTTCTTGCGCAACCTCACAGGTTGTAACGATTTTGTCTTTATTCACAACGAATGGACCATCACCTGCTTGCATCCAAGGCATAAAGCCAAGAACTGGACCTTTCTCTGAACGTTGCATCACACAAGCGACAGGATTCTTGAATTCTACATAATTATCAGTTTCTGATGCGATTTCTACAACTAATTCCTCGCCAGTTACGAGTTTGAGTGCTGATATTGTCATTTTGTTTTATCCTTTTGTAATTATCAAATATATTTTTTTCTTTCAGATTTTGAGGCAATCCGTTTTTGTAAAAACGATCATGCGCCATAGTCCAAGTATCTTTATCAACTTTAAGATACCAACCACCAAATTCTTTTATTGCAATTTGATTTTTGGTAAACAGATCACGAAGTTCTGCAAGATTATTCATTTTGACCTGAGGGTTCTTGCGCTTGGCGTTTCATCTTGAAACCAACATGATTTGCATGGGCTTCAATGAAATACTTTTTGATTGTGCCACGCTCATGAGAGTCCTTCACCCAACCATAAGTCTCAGACATCGCAAGCATACGTTTGAAATGTCGCGGAAGTTTTGCACTAAAAAAATCAGAACGATTAGCCATTTAATAGATCCTCACATTTTTTCCAAAAATGTTCTTGTTGTCCTGGAACTCTAATTTGGAAATTGTGCCAGAACATATCACCAATTTCCTCATTTCCGTATGTAGTTCCAAGACCGTAATTAGGTAGTCCATGCTCCAATGTCCAGTATGGGCGTCGATCTTGTTCCCAATCATAGCGATAAACATCTCTATCATATCTTGTTGGTGAAATCATTTCAACCTTTATACCAACTCTTTCTGCCTCATAAGTATATTCTTCTGCAACGTCACCGCGAGATGTTTCAAGAGCAGATGGTCTATTCATCTTTACAAAAGATTCTCGTGACAATGCTACGGCAGAAGGTGCAGCAAACAAATGATTCCCGTTATTGATATGCCCAGAACGCTGTGCGTTGCCAATCAACATACCCTCAAATGCCTTTGAAACATAGTAATCAATTGCATTCTCGCTAACAGGAATACAATCAATGTCAAGAAAAAGAATGTAATCAAACATCATTGTTTTTGGAATATCTGCATTAATAGTATGAACTTTTTCACCAGAAATAGTCCAAAAATAATCCATAAAAATACCATGTGGCATTTCACCCTTCATTATAAAGTGTGGAAGTTTTGTTCTATTAAACTTCTTAACGACTGCTGCCTGCAAATCAACAGTTTTCTTGTCGATATTGGGCATGTAATAAGATGCGATACAAGCGTTCATTATCCTTTCCTCGAATCTTCGAACATTAGATTGACATAGTTTTGAGCAACAAGACGATATTCTTTTTCTTTTAGATAAGAGATTATCTCGCTTGATGCACCTGGAATCAAATGTTCACTTGGCTCAATTGTAATGAAATGTGGTCTATACAAAGAGAAATTGATGTCTTTTAAAATTCTAATATCTAATCCTTCTACATCAATACTTAAAAACAACGAGCCAACATTGGCAGTCATCTCCAACAAGTCATTAACTCTAATTGTCTTGACAGTGATTGGCTCAACTGTAAGATTATTCTTTTGAATGAAGTCTTTATTTGCTGTTGACAGTTCATTCAATGTGCTGACATAGAATTCAATTTCTTTATCATCTGTGTCAACCACCGCTGCTTCAATGATATTATCCATTGGTCTAAATGTTCGCAGAACTTTTGCGAGTTTTGGATCTGGTTCAACGATAATTCCATTTGCATTGTACCTTCTTTGAAGAAGATAAGAAGAACTGGTGCTTACTGGATGATTGCCACCAATCTCAATGTATGAAATAGTAGTTGAGGTGATGTTGTTTCTCAGCATATATGCATTCAACATCATGATCAGCGTAACATCTTCATAGCACTGACTATAAGATTCTTCTAGCCATGCGGGAACTGTTGGGTTTGGCATTCTATCAAACCCAACATGATTGTATACAAATTGATTAACTATTCTTTGCATTTAACACCTTTTCCATATACTCATGTTGCTTCACAGCATAACCCTTCAAGAAACTGAGTGTTTCTGTTCGTATACAAAGTAGACCAGCAAGTTCAGAGAAAGTTCCAAATAGATCATCTTCAGAAAGTTTAGATAACTCTTGTGATATATTATTTCCATAGTTGCTTGCAGTTTCGACTGCCATATTGATTGGATAGTGAATATCTGTCGTATCATCTTCATCCATTTCATGTGGTCCAAATTTAGCGAAATAGACTCCATTATGATTCAAGATCTGATCAAGATAGCCATGATCTGCGCAGTTGAATACTTCCATAACTTCGTTGGTCGGCTTAATTTCTGTTTTCTTTGCTAACCAAGAAAATGTTTCTGGAATAACTGGTTTATGATCACCATAAAAGAATGAGTCTGAATAGACAACTACTTCAATATTAAATGGATGTAATTTGCAGAGATGCTCCCACGTCGCACCAGTGCTTCCCATATCAACCAAAACTGCATCTGGTGGCATGTGTGCCTTTAAGTATTCAACTGATTCCTGTGGCTGCTCATACGCAACTTTACGGGAAAATGGGACATAATATGCAGTTTGGTAATATGCATTGTATAGTTTATATAACAACTGACAATCTCTGCCAAGAAACACCATGTTCTTTTTTGCATATTTTCGATGCAACATTTCGCAAATGAATAAAAGCATCGGAAGATTTAATTGATTGGCAACGGATGTCAATTCTTTGTTTTTTGAATATGGTGTTCGAAGTCTAACCTCTCTCACCAGTGCACTCATAAAGTTTAAATTATTTTTGGCGAGAATTTTTTCCATTCCAGTCAGATTAACAGCATCAATATACTGAACTGTTGAAAATCCTCGCTCCTGAGCATTTTCAATATCTGAGACTAAATTATCACCTGTGTGGTCAGCCAATTCAAATCCTTTTAGTTTATCCCAAACAACGCCTGTTCGTTTATCAGCATTTGATTGATAGATCGTCACCTGAGAGTTACATCCAGCATTACGCACTAACTCTAAAATGTCTGCTCCAGAAAGATACATGTCAGAAATGAGAATGTCGCCATCAAAAACATTATTGATATGCATTAATGGAAAGGTGTGTTTCTTTTCCAACTCAACTTCTAATTTATAGAATGTCATCAATTCATCTTGAGTGATGAAACCTTTGTGTACTAGTGCCTCATAAATTTGATAGAGAGATCGGCTACCAGTATCTGCTGCCTTTCGTTCTGCAGCGAAATTTGGTTTTTTCGAAAATGACTCCATCATTGATAAGGTGTAATCATTAGTTATGAATCTTCGAGCAATTAGTGTATCAAAGACATCGTACGATGATGGAATCATTTTTTCCATGGGAATGCTCCTTTATAATTCTTCTTCATAATTTTGTTTCCTTTGGTAAAGAAATCTGCTTTAACTGAAATGCCAGTACTACCAACTCGATAATTCACTGAATATTTACCGTTGGTATCAAAATTTAATTTGTTATTAGGGTGCATTAGAACTGCAGACAAAGCACGATCAACTTCCATGACACCTGGTTCTCTCGCCTTTCTATTCCAAATTGGAGAAGTTTGAATTGCAACATCACGGCGAACAAAGAAGCAGTTGACGTCAACAAAGTTATCGTTAAGAACAGACTTCCATTTACCTAGACTCTCGCAATTATCATTGCAAATGAATTTACCTTTTGCATCAATAATTTTTCGCAATGAATATGCCCAATGCAATTGATTTTCTTGGGCTAATTTGACAAGACTTTCAATATGATCAGATGCGATGGTATTATCATCATCTAACCAGATGATATAGTCGCCGCTAGAAAGAAAATTATATGCACCATAGATGCGGTGACCATTGAATCGATCAGTTCCAGTTGCATATGGTAAGATAGAAACATGCTCGTTTGTTCCATTAGGAAACTCAACAGCATTTAAAATTTCATTGGCTGATTCCCAACGCTCACGACCATCGACTACAACAATGTGTTCAACATTTTTGTAAGTTTGTTTTCTTACGGATTCAATACATTCTGCCAGTTCAGGTTTACCGACAGTTGCTGTTATAACAGATACTTTCATGCACTTCTCTTTTTACAAAATTCAAGAACACTTAGATCATTATTTTGATCACCATATGGAGCATAGAGAGCGCGTTTTCTCGGCTCTGCTTTACTATCTATATCACTCACATAGTAGACTGCTAGACTTCTTCGTGCAATATTGGCTGGACAACGTAATGGTTCAGGTAATCCATGCCAAGAATTTTGTGTTGTATTGAATAGAACTGCGCGATTAAATTTGTTTTCAATTTTAGTGATGCATTCTTTTGGTTGACCACTTTCCTCGTCATGACTCCAAAATTCTAAACCACCACCCCATGAAGATTTCCAGTTCGGTGTCATGTAAATGATAAGATTATAATTGCGCATGAATGGGATCTTGGGATGCAAAGAATAATCTTTGTGAACGTTTAGTTTACCACCAACATTATGAGAGTGCATCCCACCACCATGCAATCCAAAGTCTGCGAACAAATGATGATTTTGTGTTATCGTTTTTAGTGTATTGACGAAAGAATTATTGCAAAGATTAAACATTGCATTGTAGATCGATGGAGGAAACCTGTCCCAGTGAGAACATGCTTTTTTCTTTTCTACAGGATTGTCATATGCCACTGTCCAAATAGAATCATCGTGGTTTGGGAATTCATCTGCAATCTTTAGAGCAAACTGCTCTTCAAAGAAGTTATCAATGACAATGTGTTGAAATGGTTTTGATTTTTCAAACTGCCGTTCTAATGAAGTAAGATCGGCAGCATTAAGTTTATTAAACATTTAATCCCAGAGATTCTGATAGTATTTTCCAAACAAACGAAAACCGTTTCTTTTGCGTTCCCAATATGCCTTGGCTTTTTCTTCGTCGTAGATGCCTTTGTCAGTCGTGACCATTTCTTTCCAGTCTTGACCTTCAACATCCACCCACTTATGTTTGGGTTTCTTAATCCAGAAGTTTGGCTCACGATCTTTTGCATGCTCACCAAATGCCCAGATCATCTCTTTCATGATCCAGTCCCAACGCTTGAAGTGAAACTCATCTGTGTCCCACTCATTTTTCTTGGGCTTGGCAGCAGTCGAACGAAGATGCTCAGGTGCATCTTCATCATCGGTGCAGGGTGCGCCATGCTGAGTCTTGCGCAACTGCTTGAGCATTGGGAGAATGATATCGGCAAGAGTGCTATCCATGCTCCATGTGTCCCATGGATCAATGCGAATAGACTTTTTCTGATTTCCGTTTTTCGGATATTTACCGATTGTAATCTTCATAAAAAAATCACTCTCAATATTCCTGCAAAAAGAATAACACCGATGACTCCATTGAGAACCATCAGCGCACGATCATTCCATTTGAATCCAACATAGAACCAACCAACAGCACCGATCCAACTGCATACAATATCTAGCCACTGAAGTTGCGTAACTCCACTTGCTCGAATAGTAATGCCAATCAAAACAATGATGCTGGCAGTCCACTTCACATACCAAGTAATATCATACTTGGGTGTGATTGAATTTATTTTTGTCACGATTTCTTTCGACGTGCCTTGCGCTTCTTTGATCCGAGTTTAGCGCGACCTTTACCGAAACCTTTAGTTCCTGTTTTTGCTGGCATAATCCACCTCACGTTTTTTGCATTCTTCAATTATACGCTCTTTTTCTATATAGGGCAACTTATACCAATCAGTTATTTCTGCAGATGTGCGAAAACACCCGACGCAAAATTCACGTCGGGTGTCTAGAGTGCATATGCCTTTACATGGACTCATTGCTCTTTATATTTCTCTTCCCAAGTAAACTTGTCAACATAATATGCATAGGTCATCCAAGCAACCCAACCAATTAACGAAACAAGCATTAGAATTAATCCAAGTTTTGGTCCAAGGAAATTAAGCAAAAAATAAAACGCAACTCCACCTGCGACATACCCTGCAACAGTCTTCACGGTTTCAACAGCAGCCTGTGTGTGAACAATCATAAGAATCTCCTATGTTAGCCTCGCCTCATGCGAGAAATGTCTTTCATTTGCTCTTCATCAATTACAGGCACCGCATTGCTTTTGTGCATTGTTGCGATGCCCTTTACCAAAGAACCTGTATACATCAGGCTCTCTCTTTTCTCTGTAAAGATTTTATCAGAGTTGAGCGACTGGACACTGCGAGCAGCATCAGCCCCAACTCGTGAACCATATTCAAGGCGCGGAAGTTTCTCTACTCCGAGAATTGCCGCGCTCCTGTTATACTTCTTCGCAATTACACCCTTTGACTTACGCTTCTTCTTTGG